TCACTTGGCGTTTGGCTAAAGCGGCAGTAATCTGTTGAATCTGAGCTTCAAGCAACTGATTCTGTTGGTTCAAAGCCGCAATTTGCTGGGCACTCTGTTGTTGAATAACCTTGTTTTGAGCAGTAAGGGCGTCAACTATGACTGCCTGACGCTGCTCTGCGGCTGCGCGTTCGCTTGTTTGGATGTAAAGGACGCCATAAACTGCACCCACCGATAGGGTCGCAGCAAACGCCAATAAGATAAGATGGGTCTTTATCCAAGACCAATCCGCAGTTAGAGACATTGATACTGACCTGCTGCAGTTGATTGAGTATTAGTTATAGTGTAGAGATAATTAGACGGGTCTCCTACATAGGGATAATAAGGAGGCCAATACGGAGTTGGATAAACTCCATAGCCGCCGCGCCCACAATAGGGACACGGACCATTTAGAACGTGCATATTATTGCATTGAACCTGTTCTATTTGACCCGCATCATCAAGAGTTTTTCCTAAAAGACCTTTTGTTCCTGCTTCTGTTCTATCAGTGATTCGGGACATCCAACACCTCCAAAGTAATCGCCTCAAAGTTATTCACAGCGTTGACCATCTTCGGGTAAAGTTCCGCAAAGGCAGCGCGGCTCTCACCAATGGCATCATTCTGGTGGGACTTACCCACCAAGATACATCCTTCCGTGTCACTAGCCCAATTGCCCCAATGGATGCGAATTTCTTCGCGGTTAGGAACATCGAGTACCTCTGGCATGAGGTACATGCAATTGATGCTCTTGCATAGGGCTTGGAATTTTAAGTCAATGCTGAACTTTGGGGAGTTATTCAGCACAACTGTATAAAGTCCAGCTTGAATGCAGGACCCTGGAAGGCCATCCTTTTTAGGAAGCTCTAGGGTCCACGCTTCCAAAGCGTCATCTATAAATAGGTTCCCACAAGTAGACTGAGGAGTGAGAACAAGACGCTGTACTGTTAGTTTCATTAGAATTTATCAGCATGAACCGGGGCACCAAGTTTGCTGCCGCGATTCATAACTTTTGCCATTTCCAAATCAGGCTGGCGCTGCATAATCCGCATCTGCGCGACATGGTATTGGTCGAGCAACTTGCGAACTGTTTCAGCTTTCACTGGGTCAATGAAATACTTCCCAGGCTTGCCTGTTGGTTGGCCCTCTTCGTCCAATTCTGGACCGAATTTCTCAAAATTGATTGAGACTCCAGTATGGGCATCTCCAAACAAATCCTTGGCAGGAACAGTTACCCATTCCCAATTAGACTTGTCAACTTCTGCTTTTGGTGCCACTGCAACTTTACCGATTGTATCGGCCATTTGATTCACCTTTTATTCCTTGTGGGAATTATACGAAAGGGAGCGGGGTAGTGCCGCTCCCAATCGGTCAATTGTTATTATGCGTTAGTAGAATTCTGTCCAGCGGAGATGCAAGCCTCAATCCAGTTTTGATTGGTAATAATCGCTTTGAAAGCGAACTTATAACCAATCTTGCGGGTCTGTTGCAAGGTATCCGTCTGTCCACCAGGAGCAGCCGCATACACGCGGAGGTTCTGGAGGTCGGAAATTTGATAAGCATTACGGCCAATAGCGAAGCTATAATAGAGTTTCTTGGAATAACCGGAAACGGACTGTGTAACAGCCGCGAAACCGGGAGCGTTCGTCTTGACAATCCTGAAACCAGACAGTTCGCCAACTTCACCGCGCCAAATGCGGGCTGGGTTGCCAAACTGGTTGGAAGCCTTGAAGTCAGGGTCCTGCAACATCGAAGCATGGACTTGTGGAGCAACAACGAGGACATAATCCCCATCATCGAACGGGCGAGCGCCCTGGTCCATTAGGTTCGCGTGCAGAGCAGTGAGGTCCACATAGCCGAGTTTATCACTGGCAGTGGTCGTAGCATTGGAAGTCTTGCCATTAGGATAGTACACGTTCGAGGCACTGGACAAGACGTTGAAGATGAGGATGTCATAGGTTTCAGCCGCGTGCAGACCGAGCACATAAAGTGCGCGTCCCACAACGTCATGCTTGGAAGTCAGTTCTGCGAGGTCAGACAAACGCAGAATGATACCATACTGTTCCGCAACTGCCTGATACTGACTCATTGTAAGACCAATGGCGTCAGGAGACAGGCCTTCAGTCAACTGAGTCGGAGAAGTCGTGGTAGAAAGCTTTTCCAAGCGGTTGAACTGAATCGTTTTGGAACTATTGGACGGAATTGGGTCCTTATCTCCCCACTGGTCAAGAACAGTCATCAAGACTGCAACTTCCAGTAGTTTAGCGGAGAAATACGTCTGTTGGTCGCTAGCAAGCGAGCCAGCCGGACCGGGAACGCCAGTGCCGCCAGTAATGACAGTTACAACATCATCACCAAGGCCAAGCAGAATCCCGACGAGGGAAAGAAGATACTTAGAGAACATTTAGGTTCACCTTTGAACCCAACCCTTAAAAGTCTAACTTGACGCCTTTACCTTCCATCTCGGCAATCGTTGCTTTGATTCCTGCAATTGTGTTGAAGGAAGGTCTCGCAGCAACTTGACCCGGAGCAAGGGTAGTTTGAGGAGTGGTTGTTCGTACTTGTGCTGGTTGGGTGGTTTGAGAGTTTGCTGGAGGCGGATTTTTCGCCTTCAGGAGTTCGGGCAGTTGCATTCCTTGGTTTGCGAAGTAGGCTAGCTTATATAGCCCCGGCAAACGAGAGTAAAAACGAGAATCGTTTTCAGCAGTCGTGATAGCAGTCTTTAGGTCAGGATTGGCTTCAAGAGTCGTCTGAAGCGCAGCAGAACTTACAAATTTTCCAACTTCTGGATTTTCACTTGACACAGCTTGAATGGCTTGGGCCTTGACCGTCTGAGCAATAATCGGCTGAACGGGCTTTAAGGTATCCATAACCAACTTCTGTTGAACGCCCGCATAGGCTGCGGGGTCATTCTTGGAAGCGGCTGCGTACAAATCCTCAAGGTATTGCTTGGGATTCTGAGTGTAATCCAGTTCGGCAACTTGTCCCTGCGGCACTAATGGCTTGCCCGTTACCGGGTCAATGCCAGTCGTAAGAGCATATCGCGTTCGCAACTGGTCGATAAGAGCATCTTTTTCATTGATGCCCCTTACTGCATCTTCAGCAGTTTTATAGACTGAGCTATTCGCTTTTATGAACGGCTCACTCGCGGGTGGCTGTTGTGCAGCAGGGGGCGGTGTCTGTTGAGTTGCTGGAGGTGCTTGGCTCCCATCTGGCTGTTTTGCAACCTGTTGTGGAGGTTGCGTTACTATCGGCGGTGGATTCGATGGGAACAAAGAATCAAACGTCGCATCGTCGAGACCCGCTGGGGCGTTCTGTAATTGAACTACTCCACCGGGGGCTACATTATCGAGTTCAGACATATCATCTCCGCGCTTGTGGCGCTTTGAATTTTACTACATTATCCGATTGTGTCGGATTAAACTTTTGGAACTTCACAGACTCGTTCTATAGAAGAGTCTATCTCGCGGAAAGCGGCAAGTTCATCTTCCATCGCGTCGAAGGTCTTAGTGGACCCTTTGACGGTGGCTTTTTCAATTTGCTCCTGCAACCACGAGCACCAGTAAATTCCCGCTTGCAGCATGTCAACCTCACGCAAGTCTTTGTGGACATCGTGACTTAGTTGAGTTTCAAGTCGGGCGCGTTGTAGAGCGAGGCGCTCGCATAAGGCGAGGAAGCCCGGATGACTTTGTAGGGTGGAAACGGCTTCCTTAGTGGAAGTATCCCACCGCAACGGGGTCCTTGGGGCTTTCACCTCAACAAGCTTGTATTGCACAACCACTTTCGTGGGTTGTTTGAACCAATCCCTCCAACTCATAATACTCTCCTTATTGACCCGCTGGAAATCTAGCGGGATTTCCCGTGAAGGTTGGGCAGAGGAAGTTCCACTCACCGTCCACTTTCTTTTGAAAATGCTCGTCTCGAATAAATCCGCATTTGGTGCATTTTGCGCGGACATCTTGACTAAAGGATGTGAAGAGGTCTCCTGTCAAGTAATCAGCACGATTAGTATCGTCTGTGTGACAGAGACATTTGGAGTTCCAATGGTATTTCATTTATCTCCCATCCAACCGTCTTGCAGCAAGGATAAATCCTGGCGGCAGCAGTCGGCACATTTATAGGCGTACTTGGAACCGCAATTCCTTACGAGCTTCCAATGGGGCCAATCCTTGAGTCTAGCCTTGAGACAGCTTCTACATAGACTTACTCGCACATCTAAAGGACACTTGTAGAATGGTAAGGTCAGGCTGTAGATACTAAACTTCGCCATTAACTCTTGCCACCTTGGGCATCGGGCCAGATGTTGGCGCAGCCGTGGGCATCAACGCACGAGGCGTCGTTGGCAGCTTGGAACTCGCCACCAGGAGCATAGTCTTGGACGTCAACTCCACCCAGTTCGCCGCTCATGCCGAGTCCGCCACCGGAGGCGTCTGGGTGCTGAGGGACGATTCGACCCGCTGGGACAGCGGTGTTGCTGTGGGCAGATTGGAAGCTCCCACTGGCATCGCTGCGCTGACCGGGACCGGGTGCTCTACCTAGAGTGCCGCGAGTCGCGGGACTGGGCGAGGCTGTGTTACTTTGCTGTCTTGCATGGGCAACTGCGTCTTCAAATGAACTCATTTTATTTTCCTTATTGGTTTTTGACTATCAAGGGAATATTGGCTTTGACATCAGCGGGCTGACCTGGCTTGACATCGTGGTTATCTGGGGCGACTGGGCCGGACTTAGCTCCGCCATCTTTATCGAAGCCCTTCAAGGCCCATTCTTTGAAACCTGCTCCGGGTTGGGGAGTCTTGATTTCGAGGCCCATTGAGACATCGCCGGGGCGAACGCCTTTGTCCTGAAGGGGTTCAGGAGCAGGGCGGCCTTCCCGCATAAATTCTTGTGCTATACGTTCTGAAGAGGATTCCATTTAATTTTTCCTTATGTTCCTGAAGTTCCTAGGGCGTTACTGCCCATGTGCTGGGCAAAACTGCGTTCCGAATCTTGTTGGACTCCGCCTGGGATTTGGCCTTCAAACTGGCCCTTGGCCTTTCGACCAACGGGGTGAATTGCCTCAGCCCCTGGCTGAGTGCCAAACATCTGGTCTGACTGTTCCGCGAGGAAGCGTTCAACTTCCTCTTGGATAGCAGCGCCATGTTTGACCTGTTCTGTTGGAGCAGGCACTGAACCCGCTGGCATGAATTCAGGCTTCTTGATTTGTTCAATCGCAGCCTTGGATTCAAACTTGAGCAAGTGGTCAGCAATCTGAGCCATTGTTTGAGCCTGTTGGGTCTGTGCAGCGTCTTGCTGAACTTCTTGGTCAGATTTGAGCAAACGAGAAGCAAAGGGGATTTCCAAAGAGCGGAAGATTTCCCGTAGGAATTCGCCTTGGCGACAATACGGAGACTGCATTGCAAGATTGTAAGCGGCCATTAAGTTGCGCTGCTTTACAACTTTCCCAGTCGCATAATTCGCCGCAACAAAATCAAATTCATAATTACCAAGAAGATTTTCAAGCTTAACATAGCCAAACTTCGCAATCTCCGGTGGTGCATTAGTGATAGAGTATTCAAGTTCATCAGTGGCGAACTGTTGAATCATGCTGGCAGTCATCTCGCAGATGGGTTGCATGATTTCCAGTTCAAAGCGACGGATGAACAACTTGAAGATGTAACCGGATTCGTTGATGACTTGAGAGATGCCACTTGAGGTGCGGTTTCCGCCTGAAGAACCCACGCCCCTTGAATAAAAGTCAGAAATACCAGAACCCTGCTCAACCATCTTTTGATAGAGGTCGAGAATTTGATAGTCGTCGGGACTGGGAACAAAGTTTGGCAGCGGGAAGATAGCTTTTGATGGGTCTCCCACAACTCCAACTTTTCCACCAGGAACGTTCCCCATATCCAACTGGTCATGGTCAATATCAACCTGCACGTCATAGGCATACCGACGATTGATGCCCAAGTTCCAATTGTCCGTAATCATGTTGGTGAAGACATTGATGCCTTCACACAGGTCTGAGGTGGTTTCAATTACACCGATGCCATAAAGGTCGCCCTTAACTGCAATATAAGGCAAATGAAGAATCGGTATCCGTTGATGAGCGAATGGATTAGGTCCGGTGTATAAAAGGACAGGAGGGCCGTTATAGATTCGGCGTTTATAGGCGCTATAGCTTGCATTGCGGTATTGATAACGACGGTCTTTCCAACCTATCGCGTCTGCATCTTCTCCAAAGGTGATTAGGGTGACAGTCTTGCTGTTGTTGTCCCAAAGTTCGCACATTCTAATGATAATACCATCGCGGTCAAGTTCTTGATAGCCGGACATGCGCTGGTCAAGTTCAGCGATTGCTTCAGGGAAATAAAGCTTCTTATTGCCTTCCCATTGCCGCTTCATCTCTCCCCAAGACATCTCCATTACATGAGCCACTTGCTGACCATCGGGGTCAATTAGAAGGTCATAGATGTCAATTGGAATAAGCTTCGGGCAGTTGCGAGGAATCTTTTTTGAAACAAGTTGAGTGCCAATTTGAATTGGCTTGCCAGTTTGAGGATTGAGAACTGGA